ATCCGATATGCCAAATACGCACCGCCAGCCGCTGCGGCCACCGCCAGCAACGCGACGCCGACAACGGCCGACGAAACGCCGAGCGCAGCGCCTGCCTCCGCCGCTATCTCGCCCACATCCGCAAGATCCGCCAAACTGCCGGCAGCGTTCTGAGCCGCTGGCGAAATCATGCCAAGAGCGCCGCCAAGTTTTTGGGCGCTGCCGCCAGCCTTGCCAGCTGCGTCTCCAAACCCTTTAGCGGCGCCTGTTGCTTCTTTGCTCGCCTTTGCAGCGTCCTTGGTTGCTTTCTCTACAGCCCGCAGCTCCTTAGCAAGCTGCGCCGCCATGGCCTTTCCCTCCTTGGAGGCGATGCCTGGCAGCGTAGCCATATCCGCTTTGAACTGCTCAAGCCTAAGCTCGAGGTCAATACCGACAACAGGATTGGCCATATTACGCGCCTCCAGACGATAGGCGAGCAGCAAGCGCCCGCGAAATTTCCGGCAAGAGCTTTACGATTAGCTCTTTGGTCGGCTTTACAATTAGCGTCTGCAGGAGGTAGCCTTTCCCCTTTGCCGTTATTGTTTTGTTTTCCGCTGCCCCAGTTGTCTGAATGTACCATAGGCCGCGCTTCAGGCCCTCACCGTTTATGCGGCCACCCGTGCGCTCGCGCCACCATGCCGCGCCCGGATACGGCAGCACGGGCGCGCCTTTGCGCTGCCACGCAAACCATTCGCCGCGTTCTACCGCTTTGGCGCGAAGCGAGCTTCCCCACGGCCGATGTTGAAACGCAACTAACGGCTTGTTGGTTTTGCCGGCTGTGCGGTCGTCGGTGCTACCGATGCTGACGCGCACCTCGCCCCGCGCCGAATCTACTGTAGTAACGACTTGAATGTCGCCGCCCTTTCCTGTCCGCCGGTCAACGCCTTCGGGGCCATACCATTCGCGCCGCGCAGTCGCTGCTAACTCCTCGGCGTGCGCTTCAAGAACAGCCACAGCTGCGGCTTCAGCGCGCGGAATTGCTGAGCGCACAAATTGCGCCATGCCTTCGTCAAGCGCCACCGTAGCCATTCCGTCTGTATAGCGCGTGGTGGCCACCTATACGCCGTGCCAAGTTGCGAACTCTGAAGAGCTTTTCGCTTTGGGCGCAGATGCGCGATGGTATGCCTCAACGTTCACCTGGTCCTCCTGACTTAGCGCGTAAAACCACCGAGGATCCCCAGCGTAGCGCAGCCCCAACCCAATTGCGGCCTGGTCTACTGCACCGCGCTGGGACCGGAAAAATCCGCGCGCTTTACTACCTCAGTTTCCCGAGGCGCTAAATGCTCGTAAATAAGACCGACCAGCGGCAACGCTGCGGCGCTGATCTGCGCCGGCGTTGCGCCCTGGTCGCGCATATAGCTATAAACGGCGCCGCCGTACACTAGCGCGTCACACCGGGATAACGACCAATCAGCTTTTGATGTTCGCCCAAGCGGCGTACAAAGGCCCAGATAAGCCGCGTACACCCGCAGCACAACGCGATGACCACGCTGCGCGCTTTCTAACCACGCTCGCGCCAGATCTTCACGATCTGCAAAATCGGGCAGCGTTACGGCATGAACGCCGAGCAGGCGCACCGGCTCCACGGCTACGCCCACACAACGTCAGAATCCTGCGTAATCAGCACAACGCCTTTAAGCGAAAACTTCCCGGGCGAACCTTCGCTAAAAGAGCAAGACAGGCGGCACTTTTTGAACGTCACCGAATCGGCGCCACCGCCGATCGCAGATGTGTCGGCCGTAAATTTTACCTGCACCGTCCACACGTCAGCCGTTGAGCCGAGCGTCGAAACGCCCGCCGCAAAGGTGCCTTTTTTCAGACATACGTCCATAATGGTTTTTTCGGTTGCGTCGGTAAAATCCGTAGCGTGCGCCGTGAACGTAAAGCCGGGAACGAGCCCTTCGCTCTTTCGCATGTGGTAGGGCGTGCCGCGGTCCTTAAGGACGATGGTATCAACGTAGCCCTCAGCCAACTCGTCAAACGCAAAGTCTCCGTCCTCAAACGCGACAGTCACAACAATCGGCGTTCCGGTGTTGTCCTGAATTACGATGGTGCCGTCGCGGGGCATGAAAGCAACATTTGACAAGGCCATAGGAACTCCTAAACGGTAAGCGCGTGATGAACGGAAAAAGCAGACTCAGAAAAAATCCACCCGTCGAGGCCTGCATCGCGAACGGTGCTTTCCCATCGCGGTAGCGTAAAGTCAACTGACCAGACGCCAGCAAGCAGCGCCGATCGGATCGCGGCCTCTACCTGATGCAGCGTGGTCAGCGCCAACACGCGGTCTTTGCTGGCGAGCTGGTAGACGAGCACAACGCGCATAGATTCTCGCGCCAAAACGCTGGGCGGCCGACCACGATCGGACATCGTTTCCGTTGACACCGAGGCTACGGCATACTCCAGATGCAACGGCGAATGAGCCGAGCCGCGGATAAACTCATACACTTCGCCAGACTCCCGCAAGCCACCGCCAACCGTCAGCACTTGCGCTGCAATGCGCGTGCGGATGGCGTCGGTAGTGCTCACGAGCGCCCACACAGCCAGATAGTAGGCGATGCGGCGCGGCGCCTTGCGTCGCCAAGCGTGCCGTCGTTTTCGGCTTGCGGAAAAGTCAGCGCTGCCCAGGCCGATTCGTATTGAGTCGCGTAATTTGTGGCGAGCGCCCATTCTGCGGAGTCCGATCCGCCCGTAGCAAAATCGTTGAAAACTAAATACAGCGTCAGGCTCAGGTGAGCGTCACGCAACGACGACGGCGCCATGACGAGCCACGGTCGTTTTCCGGTCGCGATGAGCCGCGCGTCAATGCGCGCCCAGGCCTCATCTAAATAGTCTTGATACGATGTCTCAGAAGCCGGCCGCCGGCGCGTCAAGTCAGTGTGGGCGCGGAGCAGATCCACGTCCGAGATCACAGGATAGAGGCGCCGGTAGACAAGCGCCCCGTCCGTCCTAAACGTCGACACCGTTGCAGCGATGGTCAGCGCCCATTCAAACCGCCAACCATCGCTGTTTTCTTGGCTTGCCAGCGTTGCCGAGCTGATCGTCGCGGTCGCTACTGAAGACACGATTGAAACTGCCGCGGCGTTTACCACAACTACGCCGGCGCCGTTCCACACGCTCAACGTGCCCGAGCTCGGCGCAACCAGCGCGCCATCCCGAAACACGGCGCAGGTGATCGTATTGGCTATGCCGGCTTCCAGAATTTCCGGGCCAATCAAACGCGCCGTGTAAAGAGTCGCCACGGATCACCTTCCTTGTTTGGCGAGGGTACGATCAACACGCAACATAGATTCACGGGCCTGCTTAGCGGCTGCGTCAGGGCGCACACCGTCTGCAACCAGGCGCGAAGTGATCTTGTCGATCGCCTCGCGGCGTCCCTCTTTTTCGCTGGCAACGCTCATAGGTCGACCTCGACAGACGCGCTCATGGACGGCACGGCTGCAGTCCGTCGGGACTCAATCAGCTTGTCGACCACGACGCACGCTGCCGCAGCTCGCGCCGCGGAGGTTTTGTAGCTCGTGTGTTCGCGCGCCTTGTCGGCAAGCGCGTCGGCTTCTCGGTGCAGCTTTTCGGCAAGCTGCTCAAGCACCCACAGCGCCGGCGGTTTGATAACGTCAGTCGTTTCAAGGTGAGCGCAAAACTCCAAAAACCGCACTTCGTCACAGTCTGATCGCTCGCTGCCAGGGTAGCAGCGTTGATACAGAAGCAGCGTGGCGTCGGGCCGACCTTCTGGGCAGTAGAGATAGGACGCTTGCTGGCCCGGCGCTACGTGATGCGGAGGCACCGCGTCAAATGGGATCAGCTTCCATCCGCGATCCTCGGCCGTTGCTTTGGCTTCGCTCGCGTTTATGCGCGTGCCAATGCGTTGCACGCCGTTAATTCCAGGCTGCAGAACAAGCCGCCCAAACAGCGGGATCACCTGACCGCCAAGCACCGTCCAGCGGTTAGGGTGCGCCTTTAGCATGAAAGCAACCGACGCCTCGACGCGCGTAAATGGCGTCACCCGCGTTGCCGCACCCAGGTCGGGGACCACCGCTGCGCCGCTCGCACGTTCGTTCGGTGCGTTCAGCGCAGTCACCGCTGCTTCAGCGGTAGCAACGAATCCGGGGGGAGGATTGGCCTTTTTTGGCGGCATATGGTCGGGCTCCTTTAGAAAAAATGGGCCGGGCCGGAGCCACGGGCAAAAAGGAGATCACCCCCTCAGCCCGCGGCCCGACCCACAGGATCAAGCGTCGGTGATAACCGACACGCCGCAGAGGTCAATGCCTTCGGCTGCGCCAAGGTAGCGGTGCGACACGTAGGCGGTCAAGCCGTATTTGGCAGTGCGGCTGCGCTCAAACAGCACCTTCCCGCCGATGACCATACTTTGTCCGGAGGGGTCGTCGTTGGCGACGGTTCCATCCGCCCAGATAATAGCCCCGCGCCCGAAGATGCCGCCGGCTCGGTCGTTGTTTGAATTCGCGGTCGGGACATAGGACGACGTAAACACATCCACGCCGCACAGCGAACCCTGAAAACCGATGCCGCGCACAAGTAGCGCCTCCTGCGAAGCCGCCGAGTATTGAACCGCTCCAGACGCGGTTATAGCGAGATCCTTACGGATGTCGCCCCACTGTACGGGATGCAAAACAGCCATATAAGGGCCGGCAACCTTGTTGATTTCCAGCTGAGTCAGCGCGTCCAAGAAATTCGCAAAGGTTGCATCGACACCCGTGGAGCCAACCGTGGTCGCGAAATTGTCGACAAGGTTGGCGATCAAGCTGGTCAACGTCATTGCGCCGCTCACGATCGCGTCCTGCGCGAACATGGTCATGTTCAAAATGCCGCCGTCGGACATCTTGGCAAGATCGGACGCCTCGTATGCCTTAGAATAACGAGCGACCGCGACGGTAGAACTGGAATCGCTAAGCGCGGAATTTGCAACGGCAGAACCGTCCGCAGTCGACGCAAGGATGTCATAGCCCATCAAACCGACTGCCGGAATCTTGATGGTGTTGCTCGAGGTGCTCGCGATGTCGCCAGCGTAGAACAGCGCCGGATGATTCGGCAGCGCCATCCGGTCCGCGAGAAGCATCAGATACTGATTGCTCAGCGCCTCGGTGAGCGTCTGGTCAGCGAGAGTAGAAAAGAGAATTTCGTTGGCCATTGGAAATATCCGTAGGTGAGCGGTGGAAGCTGCTGCCTACGACTTTTGCGGGTTGTCGATCCCGATGGCGTTAGAATGATAGACCGGCGTTCGCGCGCTGTCAACGCCGCGAGGCGAGCTGTTGAGTGTATGCCGCCTGAAGAGCCTTTACCGGTTCCCAATTGTTTGTCCGCTGCGCCTGTTCGCGCGCCGAGCGCAGGGCATCGGCGGTCACGGTGGGCGCTGCCGGCGGAGCTGTTCCGGTCGCCGTTGAACGGGGCATGACGCGCGCTGCGTACTGTTGATCGACAGGCGCCGCCGTCACAGCCACAGGAGGCGGCGTTACAAACGCGGCCAGGCCTCGCGGAACGACTGCGCCCTCAACTCGTAAACCGCTCACGTATTCCCCGATCGTCTTAGGCTTCTGGTCGGCGCTCAGCTTGCCGTAGTAGTGCCGCGCCAAATCGATCCCCTCAGCGTCCGTGACGCCCTGGCTCATCAGCTCACGCTCCTCAGCCCAGGAAGTGCGTTCAGCGCGCAGCGCCAAAAGCTCGTCCGCGCCTGCAGCGTATGCCCGCGCCTCGATCTGAAGCGCCTCAACCTGAGCCGCGAGCGCGCGACGCTCGCCTGCGACCTTGGCAAATCGTGCGTAGGGAACAGCCTGCTCAGCTGCAACGTGCTCAGGCGCGGCGCTTTCATCAATGGATTCAGACAAGAAGATCTCCTTCAATGGGGGGGGCGGCAAGCGCGCCAGATAGCGCCGCAACCAGAGCCGCAACATCGGCTTCTTCAAGCCGTCCTGCGGCGACCGCGTGCAACGCCTCTTCGCGAAGCGTACCGGGATGGATCTCCATGTATGCCGACACGGGGCCGATCAGCCCTGCCGCCAGGCGCGCGTTGAGCTCCTCCATCTGGATTTTCCCTTCGCCCGGCGACTGAGGCAAGCCGCGATAGGCCACGCGATAATCGCGCGGCTCTTCGCTGTAAACAGTCCCAGTCGCGCGGTTGAGCAAAATCGCCACAAGGGCCAGCGTCTGCGCGTCGCCTCGCCGAAACTGTGGCTCGAACGTCCGTTGAAGCTCGCGGATCGACTCGCGCGCCACGGCCAGCGAGTAGCCTGAGCGCACGTCCGAATCCTGCCGAGTCACGGCGGGCGACTGGATGCCGGCCAACGTCAACACGCGCCGCTCGTACATCGAGATTGCCCGTAGCACCGCCTCCGGATCGGC